CTGTGTCTAGATTATACTCATCTCCCCTCAGTATTCTAGCTATACGAGCCTGAATTAAAGCATCTTCATAGGTAAGACCCTTCTTCTCATAGGTAGCTAAAACCTCAGACCACATATCCCCTGTAGGAACATCGAGTATTTTCTCTGCTGTCTTAGCCCCAACTGAAGGACAGCCCTTGTACCCATCGGTAGAATCCCCACATAGAGTTTGGAACATGTGGTTGTAGTGAGCCTCATCTTCTGTTACTTCATATAGCTCTCCTGTGTCAGGGTTGTAGTGCTTACCCGCTACTGTTTGGAGATCCTTATCTATGGACACCATTATGTTATTAGTAGACAGTAGCCCTAGTAGATCGTCAGCTTCCAACGAGGGTTCACAGGTAAAGTAGTAGTGTTCCATAGCCCACTCCCTTAAAGGATTCAAGACTATAGGCTTCCTTACCTTCTTCCTGTTATGTTTGTAGGTAGGTAGGATTATGTTTCTCCAATTCCTATTACCTGAAAAACATAACCGCATGCCAAACTCTTCAGGGAAAGCTACCTTAATCTTTTGTATCTCCTCCTTAAAAACATTTCGAGCTACCCCCAAGTCTGAATGGAGTGTCCAATGGTCATCACCCCAATCAGTCTCTATCTCGGAGGCGAAGGCTGACTTGTAAAGAGTAACGTCTGCGTCTATTAGTAAGATAGGTTCAGGCATTACAGACTCTTCCATGTTTCATTAAACTTTGTAACTTCTCTATGAACCTCAAGGTTCTTACGCATCTCAAGGCATAAATCTAGTAACTCTTTAAGGTCTATAAAAACCCCATTTTGATTTTCTAAATCCTTTAGACTTACTGATCCGTCTGACCATAACTCTGCTGTTATGTAATCTTCAGGGTGTGCATCTTCTGCGTCATTGTATGTAACTGTTTGTGTGCTTATTATTCTCATTGTATTAGTTGTTTGTAGTGTAAACCCATATAGGAGTCTGTTCCCCTACATAGGTGTGGATTGTATTAAACTCTAGGAACTCTAACGCTTCCTCATAGTCCATACCATCTCTGTCTATGAGAATATGTATAGCTTTAGATACAGAGTAGACAGCAATGTTATCTTTAGTTATACCAAGCATTGCCTTATCAAAACCATCTGCAGTTAAAAGTTCTTCTTCCATTAGTGAGTCTCCGCCCATGTGTTTCCTATTTTATATTCTCCATCTAAGGGAATCCGAAGGCTGAAGCTTTCTCCTGCCTGTTTCATTGTTTGAACTGCAAGCTGTCCGACTCGTTCAGCTTGATCTTCCCTAACCTCTAGCTGTACCTCGTCATGGACATGGAGTACTAGCTTAGCGTCTAACTCTTCTGTGTCAATAGCTTTCATTAAAAGAACTGTAGCCTTCTTCATCAGGATCGCACCTGTTGATTGCATCAGTAGATTCATAGCTGAGTGTTCCGAGCGAACAGGTAAGGGTCTACCATCTAACCCTCGTAGCCACCCACGCATGTTTGCTACAGCCTTAACCTTAGTGATTAAAGTATTCAAGGCAGGGAGGGTGTTAAGGAATGTATGCCTTAATTGCTTACCTTGTCTAGCATTACCCCCAACTATCTCACCTAGTTTCTGATTGCCTCCGCCGTAAAGAAATGCGTAAATGAAAGTCTTTGCTTGATCTCGTGTGTCAAGATTCGCCGCCCATTGATTCATGGTATGTATATCCCCCGAAAGAATCTCATGTGCATACTCTCCGTTATCCCACTCAGCCATGTAGTGTGCGAGACAGCGCAACTCAAGACCACTCATGTCTGCCCCTACCATCTTGTATCCTTTCTTAACTGTGAACACAGACCTACACTCCTCGCCATAGGGAGCGCGTACCGCAGGTACTTGACTCATGTTAGGTGTGTTATGTGTGCATCTACCTGAGAGTGCGCCGTTGTGATTGATACGCCCATGTATCCTACTCTGCTTTGCCAACTTCAACCACGCATTAGTACCTTCAGCTACCTGACCTATACGCTTGCATATCATCATGTACTCAGCGATTAACTTAGCTTCAGGATACTTCAGACCTTTAAGTATATCTTCATCAACACGAGGCTTGCCTGTTGGCGATAACTCTTTAGGCTTCCACCCATACTTATCAATGAATGCTTCAGCAATCTGTTGCCTACTGTTGGGGTTGAAGGGAACTTGTTTAGTTTTTAACGGACCTGCCTGTAGTCTAGGTCTTATAGAACTAGGAGCATCAGACTTAATACGATACTTATTACCCTCGTCATCTGTGTAGTAAGCTACAGTTTTAGTAGTAATAGTTTCAGGAGGAAAGACCTTAGCTATCTCTTTTAAGATCTCATGCTTACCATCTAGTAACTTAGTATAAAGTTTAGCACACGCTGTAGTGTCAAACTCAACACCATTACTTTGCATCTTCTCTAAACACAGGAAGAAGTCATGCTCTAAATCTATGCTTCTCTTAGTTAGCTTCTCCTTCTCCAACTTATGTGCTAGGCTGAGAGTGAGTAGTGCATCTTGCACACAGTAATCTCCCATATCTAAACTGTACTCAGACCAATCTGTAGTTTCATTACTAAAGTCTCCCTTAAATTCCCCAAGCCTGTAGCCCCAAGCCTTGAGTGAATGCGATCCGTAGTAGTTCTTAGGTATCTTACCCGAAGCAAAGTCTCTATCCGATAGGTTAGGATAAGCTAACCGAGACATAACAAGAGTATCTCTTACCCTAGCTTCTGTTCTCCACTTAGGGTATAGCTTCTTGATAGCAGGTATATCGAACCCTAGTATGTTGTGTCCGATAAGACACTCAGCATTAGCTAGGTGATGAAGAGCCATAGGTACATCATCTTGCGCGAACAAGGATACATCACCATTAGGTGTAGCTAGAGAGATGCAATGTATCTTGGTACACTCCTCTAACAATCCATCAGTCTCTATATCAAAGATGAACGTGTAGCTTTTATTTTCTTTTAGTTGCCCCATTGTTTGTATTAAGTCAGGTCTTGGTTTATTGAAGTCCATCAAGTCCATCTTGTATGACGGACGGAATGAAACGTATCCCTCTCTACGATCAGCACGAACCTTAATCATTATTAAAAAGATGCTTTGTCTTGTTCTAAGAATACATTTGATTCTTGTAATCGTCCTGTGTCTTTATCATATAACAAAGCACAGGTCTTACCTGTCTCCCCACTAAATCTATTCTTCAGTACTCTGACCGTAGTTAAGTTGGAAGCGATCTCGTCTTGCATGTCTCGCTCGAATGAAACGACAATATCTGAAAGCTGTGCTATAGCTTGACTACCCCTAAGTTGTGATAGAGAAGTCCGTCCACCTTCCTCATGCCCCTTACCTTCAGGTCTTTTAAGATGCGAGACTAGGATAAGCGCGATGTTTAATTCCTCAACAAGAGAGCGTAGCTTAGTCATAATATTATCTATCTCTCTCCTCTCGTCCTTTCCCTCAAACCCTGACACAACAATAGATATATGATCTAAGAATACATACTCTACATCTAACGCCTTAACCATGTACCTTATCTTATTGGCTAGAATATCTGAGTCCATAGATCCGAAGTGGTCATACAATACACAGTTACCTGTACCCAACGTAGCCTCAAACGCTTCGTGTAGCTTCTCCATACCTACAGTATTGCCATGTATATGAAGGGGAGTATTCAGGTGGATACCCATGATTCCTAAGCCTGTGCGTTTTACTGATTCTTCTAACGCTATGTAACCTACCTTCTTATCATTGACTATTAAGTGGTGTGCTATCTCTCTACATACAGAACTCTTACCGATTCCTGTGCCACTTGTTAGGCAGACCAACTCCCCCTTGCGTATGCCATAGGTCTTATCATTCATACCTGAGAAGGGGTAAGGAAAAGATTCTGATTCATCTACCTCTGATACCTGTTCCCATAGGTCTTCACCTAAGACAACACCATCAGGTCTGAAGGGTTTGGCTGACCATTGAGCCTGTACTATCTCTGACCCACGCCCTGCCATCAGCATCTCATTCGGATCTTTCATAGGTAGCGTAGCTATCTTAGCCTTACCTATTGGTAGCATTAAGCTACACTTCTCTGATGCTTCACGTCCTGCTTGATCGTTGTCGAACATGAACACTACTTGCTCGAAGGTACTCAGCCACTCGATGCTACGAGCTATAGCTTTGTGTGCGCCTTGTGCGCCATTGGGTACAGATACTACAGCCCACTTTAGATTACCCACTTGGCTGACTGTCATGCTATCTATCTCTCCCTCGCATACGGTAACCATCTTGCCTCCTGCTTGCCATAGGTGCTGACCGTATAACCCCATCTTCTTAGAGTCTCCTAGTATTTGGAAAGACTTGTCGGGGTAGCGTAGCTTCTGTGCTATGGGTACACCATGATCGTTACAGTAGTTAGCAATTTGAACAGGCACTCCGTTGTGCTTTGTTACTCCGTACCCCCACTTCTTACATGTGTCCTCGTTGATTCCTCTCTTGACTAAGCGTTGGCACTCCGCATCTAAAAGAGAAGAGGGTAGCTTAGGTTGCACCACTACTTCTTCTCCTGCTTGTTGTTCGTGGTATCCACAGCTAAAGCAGTATCCATGATTGTCTGTGTATCTAGCCAATGCGTCGCTAGATTTACATGATGGGCAAGGCTCGTGCTTGACGAAGGTACTGTCTGAATCAAGACATGTGTTTGTGGTGTTTGTGTTGTCCATTGTTTTTTCTCTATTGATGCTATGATGTTGCGATCATCTTCGATCACAGAATTAGCTTGGAGTACATCATAGATTGCCTTGATGTAATTATCAAGGTCGGGGTGGGGGTATTTATTTTTAGTAGTCTTAGGTTTCTTAACCTCGAAGATTACTGCAATGACAACAGCACCCTTGATGGGTAAACTGCCTTCAGCCTTCGCTTCTTTTATAGCATTCTCTATAGCAAGGGGCGCATCTTTACGATACTGAGTGTACCTCTTGCCATAGTGAACACCTCCCCATCTTGAGAAGCGCGGACGCGACGCAGGAATAGGGGGTTGAAGAATTGAAAGCTGAAGACAGAACATGATTAAAAGTCGAAGGTATCTTCGTCGCTTGTATCGTCAAAGACAGTAGCTTCTTCTTCTGTTGAGGAAGTGTTACCCTCCTCTACTTCAAACTCATCGGCTGATGCGCTACCTTCGTAGTACTTAACGTCGATGATCTGAACACAGCTTATCTTGAAGGTAACACCTACACCTTGTACATCGTATGCACACATGTTCAAGGCTACGCGCATCTTAGTACCCATGCCGATAACGCCTTCGGGTACGAAAGGTTTTTTATTACAGTCAAACAATACAAGTTTATTCTTGTATGTTCCACCGTCTTTCTTCTGACCCTCAGCTACTAGCTTACACTTAACAACTAAGAAGTCTGTCTCGTTACCGTCCTCATCTACATGCTGTTTAATAGGAAGAGGATTAACTTTCTTCTTCATACCAAACTCGGATCTAGCTTCTTCAAGAAAAGACTTAGCGGATTTAGCAAACTCTTTCATATTCTTTTTAGGAACTAAGAGATCGACGTAGAACTTAGCACCGAACTTAGTGTCGGGCGCGTCGGGATTTAAGGCACACCATGATGAAGTACCTATAGGGGTTGTAATTGATTGTGGTTTTAACATGTTTGTTTATGCCTTAATGAAAAAAGTATAAGGACTTGGTTAGTGAATTAAGATCGAGTGTTCCATGTTCTATGAACACCTTACCTTTTACCTGTGTATCAGGATAATGTTCCTGAACATCGTTGTCAAATGAAACAAGCAGATTATTTTTAAAAATATCTACTGCTGTTTCCCTCAACATCTGCGCTAGTTTAGGCGTATCGTACGCTAGTGTGCCGAAAGAGTCGTGGATCATAGCGAGTGATCCGACCCCATGCTCTTTCATACAGCCTGTAACAAGGCACATGAGGCTTGCATCTAGGGAGTGGATATAGTTAGGCACGATACCTGCTAGGTTCTTCTTGAGAGACAGGGTATCCAATGTGTCTCGGTAGTGTGTCTGCTTTCTGTAGTGCTGACCTATTGCAGTAGTAATTCTTTTCCTTACTGTATTAGGGTAGGCTTGGTACACCCTAAGACCCGACGGTGCTACCCATGACACCTCTATATTATTCTTTATCAAAGGTTTAATTGAATCCTTTATCCGCTTCATAAGATCTAAAGCGTTAGGTAGTTTATCCTTCAGCACCGTCCAAGTCATAGCACCTAAAGCAGACGCATGCTTCCTTAGCTGACCATCAAAAGATTTCTCTCCACTCTCAACAAACCTAAGATAGAAAGCGTCTTGAAATATTTTTACTATCGAATAGTAAGACGCACCATAAGGCACAGACATAACCGCCTTCTTCATTAGCTTACGATCAATACCATACTTCAATAGGTTTAAGTGTGTAGCTGTTGGGTCTGACTGCAAGCGTTGAGTAACTTCATCTGCTATCTCTTGGTATAGGTCGGCAGGTTCATTGAGTGGTACACAATTTGTACTCGTACCCATAGCTTTATCTCTAAGAAGTAGACTCATTAGTTGTAATCCGTTACATGATCCGTCCATTGCTATAGGTAAATGAGATACATGAGAGATACCATAGTGTATGTAGTCAGCGTACTCTAGTAGCCACGCTAAAAACTGAAAGGGTTTATCTGCACTAGCCCACCATGTATCCTTTAACGGATCTTGTGCTGTAGTAAGTAGTGCTTCCCTCTCCTGTGCCACCCACTCTAACCTCTTACTGTAGCTACCTTTAACACCGAACACATTAGCC